GTAGAATCAAGTCAGACTATGACATTAACTGCGTCAACCTCCGCATACGTAAAAACAGTACCGACAAAACCTCAAAATACTGGAACTATTTCTTCTACCAAGCTATCATTCTCATCCAGCTCAAATGCAAACTATTCAACCAATGGAGTAACTGCATATATACAGTTTAGATTATATAGTGGACTTAGTTTAATATCAACTAAAAATAGTTCATATTTAGATAATAACGATTCAATAAATTCTAAAACAGTAGAATTCACAGAATTAAATCCTGGATCCTCTTATTATTGTATTGCCACAACAATTTATGGTAGCCCAGTTGGAAATAGTGGAAATAGTACAAATTCGGATCTTATTAGCACATATCCGCTACACAATGCGGCGATTCCGGTTAGGTTCGACGACTATACAACGGACACAAATTTGGCCATATTAACAACAATCAATCCATACAATAACGGTAATGCTAAAATACAGTGGGAATGGTCTTATAGAACTCGTGGAACATCCACATGGTCCAGTGCTGTATCATTTTTTGGTTCAGAATTAGTGACAGGAAATAGCGATAGTTTTTATGGGCATAATTTTTCTATAACAGAATCTAGAGAATATAGATTTCAAGCTAGGGTATATTATCAAGACTTAAATATTTATGGTGATTGGAGCGGTTGGTCTTCCGCAATAAGAGGGAAAACCTGGAACACATACTATACAAATTGGATCTCAGCCAATAGTACGTCATCCAGCTCTAACGCTTCAGGGTATAGTTCTTCGATGGGGTCAGATGGCAATACTTCTACAACATGGTTTTCTAACCCATACCATGCGGAATCGGGTACTGCAACAGAAACAAAATCAATAATTGCCCTATCTAGGGCAGCTGGATTTGGAGTTAACACATATTATACATCGACAAATCATGCCATTGAGTCCGGGAGACCATCTGTTTCAACAACAATATACTCACTGCGGTATTCAATAAATTCTATATCAAGAGATACTACTCAGTCGCAATATGTTGTTTGTACATTAGATTCATCAAGTCGATGTATTTTAGCGGGACTAGATTTAGTTAGCATATCTGGAAGTAGCAATAGTCAATATAACCAATCATATTACGTTGCTGCCTCATCTGGAGCGACAGTGTGGTTAGCGCCAAGAGGAACAACGCCAGCCAACTGTTCCAGTTCATCTGGTGGAACCCTAATAGTTGATACTAGCAATGGAATTGACGTAAGCGTACTTGGTGGAACCAGCAATTATTATACTAAAGATAGCAATTATTTCACCAGACTTGATTCAGACTATGGAAATGATATACCTTTTTCCTACGCATCAGGATTGGCATCATATACTATAACAACTTCAAATAAAGTATCGTCTAGATGGACAGAGCATTTTGCAGCAAACTTTATTACATCTTTGCCAAGCGGTTACAGAAATGCAAAGTTATATCAATTTTTTATAAAAGTTGGTCCTACCGGTACTCCAAAAATATCTAGTTTATATGTAGACGGAATTGATTATACTCAATTTGGTAGTATTAATAATCTTTCGCCAAATCAAACGTATACAGTAACTCCAAATTCTTTAAATGATTCCCCATATTATATTGAATTTGACATAGACTCAGCATACTACTCTGGTGATGGGCTATACTATGCGACAGTGTCAGAAGTGCAAATTAAAGTCAGTTATGAAATATTGGAATTTTAATAAATGAAATATATAACATTTTTTCAATTTAAAGATAATATAAATATATATGAAACTTTAGGAAATAATTTCCCATCAAGTGATCATACATTTTTTTTGCTTGAATCATACTTTGGTCAATTGTCAATATCTAAAGTTAAAGATGACTTTAATTTTTCAAATTTAACTGAAGAATCAATTAATTTTTTTAATATAAAAATTCATACAATTGAACAACTTAGAGAATTTGTTAATAATAATTCAGATTATCCGCTAAAAATAGCTGCCGGTTCACCGGATATTTTTAATATCAGTCAGCCAAAATCATTTGACTGCCTCACCGATCATAACGATAAAAATTATTGCCCCCATGATTCATGGGTATGGAATGATCAATTTGGCCATTGGACGCCGCCAATTGAAAAGCCAAAATTATCTACAGATTTTAAAATAACATGGAATCAAAATAGATTAAATTGGGACATAGATTTATTAGATTTTCCAGAAAATAGAACAATAAGATCTTACGCACTTTGGAACGCCATACCCAAAGTTGAAGGAAATATGTATGCAGAAGTTTGCTCTGCAAATAATTTTATGATGCAAAGCATGCAAGAATTAAATAATAATGATGAATATATGAAGCAGCAAATTGAGTACGGTAGATCTATGGCTTCTTCTGGTAAATATCATGGAAGAATGATAACCATGCTGGATCTATGTCCATATGCGTTTATAATATATCATGAATCTATTCCTGAATATGTTGAAAAAGTTGGACATAATACATGGCAAAAACATCCTCATATTGAAGCTAGAACAATTCACGAATTATTTAGAGTAATTATTGAATGGGATTGGGCGTATACACAGCTTGGCAATAGAGAGCCAGCTGCACAAATGTGCAACGATATTGTGCGCATATTAGACATCCCACAAGAAGTAATTAATGAATTGATGAATATGCAGCCTCAAGCTGTATCTAAATTTATAAGCAACGACGAAACTGCATTACAAGAAAATAGTATAGACCCAGAATGTCCTATAGAGTTTAAGTACTGGATAATGTCTCAGTATATAAAGTTTCCAAGAAGAGAAAAAGATGAAAAAACTCATATTAAAGAATGATATAAATAAAGGCTAGTTAATGAAGTACATAACTTTTTTAAAAACAAACCAAAATTTAGATATATATAATATTCTTGGATCATACTTGCCCGATATAGAAAGTATAACTAGTCTTGATGATAAAAATTTATACATAGGAATAGTTAAAGATGACTTTAATTTTTCAAATTTAACTGAAGAATCAATTAATTTTTTTAATATAAAAATTCATACACTAAAAAATGTAATTAAATATATTAATACAAACACTTCAGCAATTGCTAGTGCAACAGGTCCAAGCGCAGATAGGTTATCAATTTCTTTTCCAGAAAAGAAAGAAAAAAAATATAATAGCTGGATTTTTAACGAACAAAACAACGAGTGGCATGCACCAATTCCAGAACCTAAACTATCAAAAGAATTTATATATGAATGGAATGAAGATAGATTAAATTGGGATATTTATATAAATAATATGTGAGAAAGAAAATATAGAGGATATGTTTTGTGGCGTGCTGTACCTGCAAATAAAGACAGTCTTTATGGCGACATATGCTCTAATAATAATTATATGATTAAAAGTTTTGAAGAAGTAACTCATGGAAAAATTGATTTTATGTCAAAAACTATATCATCTCATGGTTTAGAAAACTTAGAAAGTGATTCATTATCACGATTTAAAATTGTAACTAGACATGAAGTTGTATTAGATTTAGCTCCCCATGCAATTATAACCTATAATGAAATAGATAAAAATTATATAGATGAATTTTCTAAAGATGACTCCAAAAGTTTATGGGCGACTCATCCCCAATGCATAGGATCTACAATAGAAGAACTTTTTAGGTTAATAATAGAATGGGGTATGGCATACATATATTTTGAAAACAGAGAGCCGATAGCTATAATATGTGATAAAATTTTAAAAATTCTCCAAATGCCACTAGACGTTCGAAAAGCCTTATTGGATATATCTCCACAAACTGTAGAAAAATATATTAAAAATGATTCAACATTATTTATTAAGGATGGAAAGGATCCAAAGGTGCCAGATTATGTATCATATTGGATTATGGATATAATGAGACTTTACTCAAAGAGAATAAAAGATCAAGAAGTGTATATAAAACAGATCCCATCATCCTACGATATGTGATATAATACATTGTTTCTAACAGGAGATTTATATGGATGATTTAGATGTAAATATATTGATTCAAACTTTTACTGAAAAATTAAGTCAATTAACAACTGATTTAATAGTTAAAGAAGCAACAATAAAACAATTAAATATAAAAATAGCAAATCTCGTTGCTGCTATGCAGCCAGATAAATCTCAAAAATTAAATAAACAAACAAAAATAGATAACAATTTTGAATGAGGTAAACAAAATGTCAGATGTAATTGAAGTAACAGAAGAAGTTCAAGCTAAAAAAGAGTTTACAATTGAAATTAAAATTTCAGATGCAAATCTTCAGTACAAGAGTGATTTTAATGAAGCTGAAACTATTTTTTGGATTGAGGCAGTAAAAGGATTAATTATAAAAAATTCTTTTGAAAAGGCAGAATTATCACAATCTGCGTAACTGATAAAAAAAATAAAATTAGCTACTATTTTATATAAATATTTAAAAATGGAGTAAAAATGGCCGTTATTGACTATTTGCCATTTAGGCAAATTAAAAGCAATTCAAATAATATAGTAGCTAAAGCATTAGACGGTGACGAAATTCGCTCAGTCAATAGGGCTATGAAAGTTGCATCTCTTGCTTTGGGATTTCAGGGGAATACATATTTCTTTAGTAAAAGATCAACATTTGAGCCTTCTCCATATGATTTTCATAGAATCATGCAGGCAGCAGATACTGATTCTTATGTAAAACAAGCTTTAAGTAAATACAAAGAATTGTTTTGGAAAGAAAATTGGAAAATTGTTGGAGAAAATTCCGAAGCAGTTTCGTATTTATATCAAAGAATAGACTACATGGAAATGGCAATGAAAAGACCATTTCTAGACTTTCTCATAGAGGTAACGGATCATCTTTTTAAATACGGTAATGCTTTTGTAGTTAAGGCTCGTGGAGATATATCCGAATACTTCCCTGCTGAAATAAATGGCGTCAATTCTGATCAAACTGTTGTTGGATATTATTTGATACCAACAGAGCAAGTTAGAATATTAAGAGATAAGCATAACCGTCCACAAAAGTACCAACAAACAACGGATCCCTTGACGTATATGCCCACGGATAGGGATCCAGTTTGGACGGCTGATAAAGTCATACATATGTATATTGATAAAAAAACAGGCCGTGCTTTCGGTACCCCATTTTTAGAAGCAGCTTTAGATGATATCGTGGCACTACGTCAAATAGAGGAAGATATTCAAAACCTTGTTCATAGAGAGCTTTTTCCACTCTATAAATACATCATAGGCACTGCTGATCAACCCGCGGAACCACATGAAATAGATTCCGCTGCAGAAGAAATAGAATCCTTAAGAGCTGAAGGTGGTTTAATTTTACCATATAGGCACAACATTGAGGTTATAGGTGCAAATAAAACTGCCTTAGACGCCGCTAACTATCTTGAGCATTTCAAAGAAAGAGTGGCAATAGGTTTAGGTGTTGCACCACACCATCTTGGTATGTCGATGAATGGCGGTAACCGTTCTGTGACAGACAGGTTGGACACGGCTTTATATGATAAAATTAAACAATATCAAAAACTTTTTTCAGAAATGGTAAGAGTCCACATTTTTAATGAGTTATTACTTGAAGGTGGATTTGATCCAGTGACAAACCCAATGGAAGATGGCTCATCTGATAGGTGTTATTTTAAATTTAATGAAATTGATGTTGATACACAAGTAAAAAAAGAAACGCATGTTATACAAAAATTTGTTAATAATATAATTGGTCTATCAGAAGCAAGAACAGAGTTGGGCATCGATGCTGAGTACGAGTCATCAGATTTTTATGCAGCAATACAGGCACAACTTCAAATGGATATGGCTCAAAAACAAGCTGAAACTAAAGGCATGAATGACGTAGTTAAAGATGGAGATAAGCAAGCTTCAGCTCAAAAGGGTCAAAGAAATCTTCCAAACAAGAGAAGAGGCGCAGGAAATACCATTCGTCCGGCAAATCAAAAAGGAAGAAATACTTCACCAAATATTAGAAGATCCGATAATACTTGGTTAACATTAGTGGAAAATGCATTAGAATCCGAATACACTATAATCTATACAGATGATGAAAAAGAGAAGGAAAATGACAATAAATCTAACAATTAAAAACGATAGAATATCAACATATTTAAATACAAAAGATTCACTTATTGGGCTTGAAAAAGCGGTAGATAATGGTCAAACTAGGCTAGCACTTGAAGTTATGGTGGATATTGTTAATGAATTAGTTGAAAGACTGACTTTTTTAGAAAATCAAAATCATATATTACAAAATGATAATGCACAAAATAATTTAAAAAATGAAAATTTTAATAATAAAATAGATACAGAAAAATCTAAACAAAATATTAAAAAAGAAGATATAGAAAAGAAATAAATATTTCATGAAAATATTAATAGGTTCGCCAATGTACAAGCGCGGATGGATATTGCCACACTGGATTAAATGTCTACTAAATCAGTCTATACCATTTTCTGACATTGGATTCATTTTTGAAGTTTCGCCAGATGATAAAGAAACTATATCTTCTTTAGAAGCTTGGAAGAAAATAGATAAAAATATTCCATATTTTAATATTAAAATTAGAGAAGATATTCCTCATTTTGAGCACGAATCAAATGGTAGACAATGGAGTATTTCCAAATACGCAAACATGGTCTCATTGAGAAATTCTTTACTAAAAACTGCTAGAGATTTACAGCCAGATTATTATTTTAGTTTAGATTCGGATATATTATTGACAAATCCAAATACAATTGAGCTGCTAATAGCCCATATCAAAGACGGTGCAGACGCAGTTAATCCCCTTATGTTTATGACTCCAATTGGCACAATGTACCCCAGTGTTATGAACTGGAGAAGTGAAATAAAAAATAAAGCCTATAGAGAAGAAAAGTATCCATTGGGAAAATACTTTCAATCAGATGTTATAATGGCTGCAAAAATGATGAATAAAAAAGTTTATAACACCATAGATTACTCCATTCATGAACAAGGGGAAGATGTTGGCTGGTCCCTATCTTGCAGAGAAAATAACTTTAAATTGTTTTGTGCATCATATATATATGCGCCACATATAATGTCAGAAGATATGTATTTTTCATTTATGAAAAATGGAGACAATAGATTTAATGATATTATAAGCGCGCATATTTAAAGTGTGATATATTTATATAAAATTGTTTAATGTTGTAAAAATAAACTTACTATAAAAAAAGAACTATAACTAAATAGGTGATGTATCATGGCTTTTGATTTCGTAGAAAATTTCACTTTAGAACTTCCAGATTTTTCAAAATCTGATGTAAATTTTTCTGAGTCTTTTAATTCAAGTCATGGTCTGATTATAGAAGTCGCAGCCATACATGAAGGTCTAACATCTAATTACAATAATTACTCTTCTATTGAATTAGAAAAAGCTTTGCAATCTTGGGTGCAACCTTATCCAAAGCCAATTATATTGAATCATGATTTAAATAGCGAGCCAATCGGTAGGGTTATGGCTGCAAAGATGGACAAAGAAGAAGACGGTTCATCTTTTGTTAGATTGCAAATAGCAATAACGGACCCTAGTGCAATACAAAAAGTTTTAGATAAAAGGTATCTTACCGGATCTGTTGGCGGGCGCGCTGCTAAGGCAGTGTGTTCAATATCTGGCGAAGATTTGGCAACAGAAGATGATTCCGGAAGACCCAAAACAATAAAGTATAAAAGAGGCAAAGTTTATAAGGGAAAACTTGCATACATAGATATGCAGGATATTTCTTTTAAAGAATATTCTTTTGTTAATCAACCAGCAGATCAAAAATCTGGAGTAAGAGTTCTTAAAACTCAAGATGGCAAACAGCAAATAAGTGACTCAGAAACTTGGGTTGCAAAAAGCAGTGCATTTGTATTAAGTATGGAAAATGAAGATATTGTATCTATTTCTGATAATAAATCAATATTATCAGAAATGAATGTAGAACAATCTAATCCAATCTATACACATTTAAAGAGTGCATTTTTAACCGCTTTAGCCCTACATGAGAGCGAAACTGATATTCATAATACGAAATCATTACTATCTAGTGAAGATTCCGAAATAATCAATTCTGAGGAGACCCATAACATGGATGATATTACCAAGGATGAGGATATTCTATCTGTCGCCACTGGCCTCAGTGAAGACCTATCTAATATCGCAGCCTCTGTTGCTACTGAAGAATCAGTTAATTCTGATGAAAGCACAGAAGATGTTCTAGAAGCCGATGCTCAGGAAGAGGCAGTTGAAACAGCTGATTCTGAAGAGAGCGCCGTTGCTGATGAAAATAAAGAGACCTCAGCTGACGATTCAGAAGAGGCGGAAGTACAAAGTGTAGATTCCGAAAATGCTGAAAAGCCAGAAGAGTCATTGTCAGAGGAATCTGATGATGAAGTTCAGGAAGCAGTTGAAGAAGACAATGATCTCAGCGATTTGAAAGATAATCTTGAGCAAGATCTAATTCAACTTAATAATAAAGTCAAGCTTCTTGAAGAAGAAAATGCACGCCTTAAGAGCGCATTGCATATGACTCTTGTCGAAAGAGTTGTAGATACTAAGATTGCACTAGGCATTGAGCCTACTGAGAGTCGCGAGTCATTGATGGCTGAGCACGCAAAGCGTACAGCTTCTTCGTTGGCTGATAGCTTGAGAGATCTTGCTAAGACTCCAGTAAAGGCAGCAAAGCGTATTAGCAATTTCCTATCTATGCCAGATGTAGCTTCAGAAGCCGAAGTAACAAGTACTGAGGACAATGTAGTTACTGTTGACAGTGAGGAGCAGGTAAAACCAGCTGAATCACCAGTCAATTCTTTTGAGCAAGTATTAGTAGACGCTCTCATGGGCAGACGTAAACTTTAATATTAAGGAGATAACAAATGAGTTTAGCTAAGTTTCGTAAGGTACATAGTAAGACCGGTGCTGGTCGCTTTGTAGTATCTGAGGGTATTGCTCCCGCAGCCTACCTATTGCCACACCCCGGTTTGCCAACATGGTACTCTGATTCAGAGGATGACCGCTTTGAAATTGTAATTCCAAAGGGCACAATTTTGTCCGTTGTTGCCGACAGCAATGGTGATGCAAGAGTTGTGCCTGCTAATGGTACAGGTTCAAGCCAAAGTTGGGGCGACGTAATGCCTAGCTGGGATCCTCTAGATGGTGCTACCCCCAGTTCAACAACTGGCTCAGTTGACACAGTATCAGTCGCAGCCTATTCAATCCCGATTGGCTGTGCACAGTATGATCTTTACAGACCCTTTGATAAGGGAACCTCACAAGGTGCTGGTTTCATTACCCACGGTTATGTAGAGTATCCAATGGTTACAGGCATCAATGCCGACGTAACGGTTGGTTCATTAATCCGAGCCGATCACATGGGTCGTCCGGTTGCATTTGCAGCAACAACAGCTGCTGCAGGTGCTTATCCATGGTTGCAAGTAGGTAAAGTCGTAGAAGTTGAGCAGTTTGCTTCAAACTTTGACGATGGACTACTCAGCTATATGCAACTTCCATCAGATCCAGGCGCATTAAAGACTGTATACGAGCTTACTCGCACAGGCGCCTACAATGGTAAGTTGGGTATAAGAGCCAACCTGGACGTAGATCATGTCATTGGTGCTTTCCGCGTCAATCTGACACTATAATAAAAACAATAACACAGGAGGAATATTCCTAAGATGAGTAAGACAATCCAAGAGCTCCTCTCGGGTCTCCCAGCTTGGGAGGCAGCAATGACTGAGGACGGGTATATCGATGTAGACAATAGAGTAACCATTAAGGAGGCCTTCGCTTCAGCAGATGCGGCAGCGCTTTTCCCCAAGGTTATTTCTCGTACGCTAAGAGAAGCAGCAGAGCCACAACTATTAGTGACTCCTTTGCTTTCCACTGTTCGTCTCGGCAAGGGGCGTTCTTTGGAGTTCCCAGCAGTCAATGCCATCCAAGCAGCTGAGATCCCAGAAGGACAAGAATATCCAGAGCAGGCACTCGCCTTTGCAAAGCAGGTAGAGGGCAAAGTTTCAAAGAAGGGCGTTAAGCTTTCTTTCACAGAGGAAGTCATTGCTGACTCGCTTTGGGACATTGTCGGTCTTCATGTCCGCGCTGCTGGCCGTGCCATGGCTCGTCTAAAGGAGCAGATTGCCCTTAGCCGGTTCAAGGACGCAGCTACAATTGTGTTCGATAACGACAGTGGTTCATATGATGACACAACAGGTCGCAACATTGATGGTGCTGCTAACCTAACAGTAACCTGGGATGACATCATCGACATGGCTGCTGTTCTCATGGCTGAGAATCATATCCCAACAGATTTCATTCTTCACCCCCTAATGTGGTCAGTATTCCTTAAGGATTCAATCTTCCACGCTGGCGGTGCAGCTTCATCTGTAGGCACTAGCTGGGGTTATCGTCCTCAGTCAGCTGAGGGCGCCCTTAACGCCACAGCTCCCATGGGTCTCAATGTTCTTGTTTCACCATTCGTTAGCTTCACCGCTAAGAGTGGCGCAACAGCAGCTAAGTCAGACCTATTCTTGATCGACCGTAATGAAGTCGGTACAATGTTGGTTAAGGATGACATGAGCACAGATCAGTTCGATGATCCAAGCCGTGACATTCGCCAGCTCAAGATGAAGGAGCGGTATGACATCGTCATGCTAGGTGACGGCGAAGGCATCACAGTTGCCAAGAACGTCAGACTCAGCCGTAACTACGAAGTTCAGGTTACAAACGACGTAGCTTTAAGCTGATAGCAAAAAACCTTAGGGTTGTTATAGTTACAAATTACCCTAAAGCTAGGGGGTGGTGGAGAAATCTGCCACCCCCTACGCTTTTATTTCAATTCATTTGTTACTATTAATTTAGAGTTCAAATGTGGAGAGTGTGTAGTGGCCCTATATCTAATTGATAATGCAACTGTTAGTATTAATACTATCAATATAAAATTTGGTAGAACTATAAAAATATCTTCTTTGTTAAATTCAAATTTTAAAGTTTTTACTGATACCGCAACTCCTATAGAAATTTCTTCGCCTTTTAAAACAATCAATACCCTAACTAATTATAATCAAATTAGTAGAACATTAACCTTATATTGGGCCGTAATACTTCAGCCAAATACTGATTATATTATTAAGGTGCAAAACTTAGTTGATTCTTCTGGCATTGTAATTCCAGAAGAACGCATAACATTTACTAGTCAATCTAACTCTGCAACACCGTCAGTTCTTCAAGACAGTACTGCAACTGTTTTAAATGAAGTTCTCATACAAGATAAATCTATAAGAGCAGATATTGAAACTGGTTATCAAATAATAGCTAAAAATCCAAATTTTTATATATCAACAGTATCCCCGTCTAATGGTGAATTTTATTTAAATAATGATGAAAATAATGGAAGAGTGATTATTACATTTAATTCTCGCCCTGCTTCAAACTTTTTAACATTAAAATATTTTAAAGCTCAACGTAGAAAAATACAAAAAACTCCGTCAAGATGGGAGTCTGTTTTAGCAAATGTTTCTATTCATTCGTGGAAGCCTGATGTATATATAGATTTTCCATCCAACGATGCAACACCTGTCTATTATGAAGATAATAAAATTTATTTTGAATCAGGATACAAATATCGCGTTATCGTTTCTGGTGAGGTAGGAATCTAAATGGCCAATGCTTTGTATAAAAAGGGAAAAGAAGGTCTTCTAGAAGGTCTATTTGATTTGACAGATAATAATATAAAAGTAGCACTTGTAAAAAATACATATTCAGTTAATTTAAATAGTGATGAATTTTTATCAGATATAGCAGAATCTGCGGTAGCTGCAACAACTGAGCTTTTAAGTGGCAAAACAACCGCATTAGGTATTTTCGATGCAGATAATATTACTGTAGAAAATTACGGAACAAGCGGATTTGCTTATTTAGTTATATATAAAGATACAGGCACTAGATCTACTTCTAGATTATTGGCATATATAGATACAGCTACAGGCTTACCAGTATCTTCTACGGTCGATCCAATTTCTATAACAATTAGTTGGAGTAACGATCAATACAAAATATTTAGTTTGTAAGGAATTAATATGAGTACAGTTTATCCTAGTAGTCTTGATAATTTTACTAATCCATCAGCGACAGACATGCTTAACTCTGTTGTCGTACCGCACCATAAGCAGCATACCGATTTAAACGACGCCGTAGAGGCTATACAGACAGTTTTGGGCTTAAGTCCGGCAGGTGCATATTTAACGGTTAAAGATAGGATAATAGCAGCAGAAACCAATATATCTAATCAATCAGTTCTAAATGGGTTAACAGATGTTACTATAACAACAGCCAATCCTGGTGATGTTTTGCGCTATAACGGCTCTGCCTGGGTAAATTATAATGAAGAAAATCTTGTTGATGGAGGAAACTTTTAACAATGGCTAATACAATTAGAATTAAAAGAAGAGCATCTGGATCATCAGGCGCACCGAACAGTTTAGAAAACGCAGAACTAGCTTTTAATGAAGTTGATGATACGCTTTATTACGGCAAGGGTACTGGTGGCGCAGGCGGAACCGCCACAACTGTTGAGGCTATTGGCGGAAAAGGCGCCTTTGTTGGTCTGGCCGGAACCCAAACAATCACTGGAAACAAAACATTTTCTGGAACAGTAGCACTAGGATCTTCTGCTACAGCAACAACACAGAGTCCAGGAGATAATACTACCAAAGTTGCAACTACAGCTTATGTTGATTCTGCGATAACAGCAGCTACTTATACATTTACTTTAGCTGGAGATTCTGGCACCTCACAAACAGTTGATGACGCTGAAACTGTCACAATTGCAGGTGGTACGGGACTTTCTTCAGTTGCGTCAACATCAAATACTATAACTTTAAATCTTGATGATACAGCAGTAACTGCTGGATCATATGGTACAAGCACAACAGTAGGTTCATTTACTGTGGATGCCCAAGGTAGATTAACTT